CCGCCACCTCCACCATAAGCACACTACACCTCTGGAGTTCTGGGGGAAAACCTTGCAAGTTGTAGTGTGTTTATGATGGGGGTGTCACGGGTTCGACAGGCAGATGGGCGGTTAGACGAGAGTTACAAAATAGTAAATGCAAACGATGAAACATTTGCACTTGCTGCCTGATAAAGGTTAGCGGAGTTTCGGTGGGTTTCTTGGCAACAGAATAACCCACCATTTTACACACAAACACACAAGGAGACTATTATGTCAAATCCATTTGATCTACGCTTCTCAATGATTACAGAAGCAAAAAATCTACTTACTGAACAATATCACTCAGAAGTAGATAACATCCGAACTCAGTATTATGCTGAACAGGAAGCAGGACTCAAACCAGAGTATCCTACATTCCCTTCCTTTCCAACCTTTGCTGAGATCAAAGCACTTGCTGATGAGATGAACAGTTTCGTTTCTCAGAAGTAAACACTGTGGGCAAGGAAATTTCCTTGCCCCTTCAGAGGCAAAAGCATGAGAATAATCGTAGGAATACTCATGTTGTTATGGACGACAGCATTGTATGCTGATCATAATGGCATACAACCAGACACCAAAGAACTTCCAATCTCTTGTGGAGATACCGAACATCTTATTGATGGGTTGAAAGAAAGATATACTGAAGAAATCGTCATGATGTCGGCAGGTGCAAATGCAAATGGACACGAACTCTTTCATTCACTATGGATCAACCAAGGAACACAGACTTGGACGTTTCTTGTCGTAAACAAAGACATTGGTGTCACTTGCATTATTGCATCAGGTGACAACTTCAAGATGTTCTTTCCAGGTCGCGAGGGAATCTAGTTAGCAAGAGGGTTATCTAATGCTCTCTGTAACTTCTTGCCCAAACGATCCTCAAGATCCGTTATCTCACGTTCGACTTTATTTTCAAGATCGGTTCTCAAACTGTCGTTACGCTCTGCAAGACGATTTGCTTTTTCATCATAATCATTTTGTAGTGCATCTCGCTTATTCTCAAAACGCTCTTCAGCATTAGCAATAGATTGGCGTACATCTTCTTCAGTTTCACGTATCTTATCTTCCATACGATCTACTTGCTTTTCGATACCAAGAATATCATCTCGTAATCCTTGCTTGATATCGCGAGTATACTCGATTGCTTCTTCAATGCGAATCATTTGCTCATCCATTTTTAGAAGCACACTATTGTTAGAGTTTTCGATTGCTTGGACATCGATGTTCTGAATGATTTCTTTCATATCCATGTAGTCTTTGTAGACCTCAAAACCTCCCCAAGCGGCACCACCTGCAGTAGAAAGTGCGGTGAGAATGATCATCATTTTTCCTCCACGAAATGTCATACCACCAAACTCAAACTCTGCCATTATTTTTCTTCCTTCTTCTTATAGTCTTTCATTACTTTGTTTAACACATCTTGCCGAATGCAATACACCTCGTCTACTGGACGCAATGGATACACAGTCAGTATGTGATCTTTTAGAATACGATTATTAGCACCTACAAACTCACGACACTCTTGCTCAGATGTGAACGCTTGATTCGTAATCGTATAGATTTCTTTGCCTTCTTCTTGCGGTGCTGTCATCATTACGAAAAGAATAAACCAAGACATCACTTTACCTCTTTGTATGGTATCTGACGATGTTCGTCAGTCAATGGATTATAGTAAATCTTATACCAAGGATTGATAGCAATCAGATACCAATCATTGCCAAAACTGGCAGTGTCACATTTCATACAGCATTCGTCCGTACCGCATTTATCATGCTCGTTATTTGCCATAGTTATCCCACTTGAAACAAGTCAAACGATAATCTGTTTCCTTCATGTCTTTTTCCATTGCCACACGAACCGAAATACATTCATCCATTGTCTCAAAAATTCCTTGATCGTACATAATCAATTCTCCCTTGGAAGTGACAATTAACAACATTAAAATCCACATTTAGATCACTTGCAGAATACCGTACACACCTGTCACTAGCATTGCCTTGAACTTCATGTCCTCTGCTTCTTCCATAATCTCAAAGGTACGCTTAGTATCTTCCAATAACTCGACGTACATCTCTTTAGTGATGTCGCCACTTTCGTATGCGGCATGGATCATACAAATCTCATCTGCTTTTGCCGCTACTTCTTTATCTTCACACTCTACCAGTGCTTGAATCTCTCCAATCATTAGAATCTCTCCATTGCCGCATCAGCAATGACTGCTGACTGTGTGACTAATTGCTTTTTCTTTAGAGTACAGAATACCTTGTTCTCTTCTTTTTCCACGAGTCCAACTGCCGTTTTCTTCATTGGCACAACCATTTTTAATAAATCGTTTGACCCTTTGCTTGAACTATACAACTCAAGAAAACGAATGTCGCTGACTACTACTTTTGCTTGTGGCAAATAGTTGCCACTGCAATCCATAGCATCTACTGAGTGGCGAATTTTTGCCACTGCCCACGACTCGTTGTCGTCCCACATTGATGGGATCATTGAGCATCCACCGATGAGTAATGCAGATGTTAGTATTAATACTTTCATTAATGTGCTCCTAGTGATAACATCCAATTTACGGCACCGAATAACATGCCGAGACCTATCCCAACCACCGTAACAATAATAATTCCATCCATGATTTGTCTACGAATTTCTTTTTGTCGATAGACTTCTTTTTCCCTTGCCGCACGAATCTCTCTGCGGTACTGTATCATTTCACGATAGGCATCTTGCCCATACGTCCACATAATTAATTCGCGGAGTTGATCCTCTTGCTCCTTGATTTTTTTCTTGTGTATCATCAAGTCGAGTGCTTCTTGCTCGACTGATCTTCCGTGTGCTATCTTCTTAAAAAGAGGGGGATTCTTAGATTGCTCCTCTAAATGGTAAAAGTCACTAACTGCAGTAAACCATTGTCCGAGTTGTCCTGCGACATCCTCTATTTCTCGCCCTGCTTCTATCATTTTTTTCACGGTATTAAATGCAACCGTTGCCCCCGATATTATCGTAATCGGGTCCACGTTACTTGCTCCTTTCGTATTGCATATCCACCATTTGTTCATGGAGGAGTTGCTGTGCTAGTCCGTTTCTTAATCCTTTTCTTGATTCTGGAACGATTGAATTTGGATACCCAACTGCATCTGGAAGATATCCACCATTCAATGCTCTACTATATGTATTAAATCCAGGAACGTAGTTCATCAATGCAAGTTGTTCCATTTGCTGTTTAGATTGCTCATCCATGCTTTCAGCACCAGAATTCTCATCCGAGATTTCATTAGCACGTTGATCAACCAACTCTTTTAATTTTTCTCTTCTTTCTTGTCTTTGCTCTCTTGTTTGAGACGTTTGTTTATCTTGGACTGAAGATATATTACTCGATGGTAGTCCACCCAATCCAGAAATTGTTTGATCCATTGAACCATTCAAGGTTCCTCCTATGGTTTGTTGTTCAACAGAGGATACAATGTCCATTGCCATTTGATCTTCCATTGCTGATGGGGCACCAGATACAGAACTTACATCAAAATTATTTGTAGCATCTAAAGATCGTGCAAGGTCCAATTTCTCTTTTTTATCATCGTCTTTATCTCCTGTTTCTTCAATTGGAACTGATCCCGTATCTCCTGTGTCCTGTCCATCAGTTCTTGTTCCTCCACTGGCAATCGTAGGGGTTGTGGTAAGAGTTGTTGGGTTCGTTTCCGTCGTGATGTCTGGGACTGCATTTGATGTGGTCTCCTCTATGGTAGGCAATGATGCACTTATTAATGCTTGCTGTTCTGCTAACATTTCAGCAATTGCATTAGCATATCCATCACATGTAGGTGATGATAATGGGTCTGTATAGCATGGATCTGCTGAATAGATTAGAGTAAAACTAGATGCTGAGACATCAAACTCTGGACCATAATATCCTGCCCAAAAACCAGGATCATCACCTTCTGCTCTGATGAGAATCTTATCTACGTTTTCAATCGGTAGTGGTGTTGTGAACAATTCTTGACCAGTAAAATATGACCACTCATATGTTCCATCATAGTTGTACTGTTTACCCCATAACTGAGTACCAGATTCATCATACATTCTGACAGAGATTCGCATGTAATCATCACCATCATTTTGTTCAGCATTGGTATCTGTTTTTAATATACCAACTGTAGTTGAAACCATCTAATTGGATACCAACACTTTCTAGTGCTTGTTGAAATGCAATATTCCATCTGAGCGTACCACCACCGTATCCCCAATAAGCAGTTGTTCCATCCCAGTTAGGATAATATCCACCAGTTGTACCGTTCCAGCAATTAACTCCAGGCGTACAATTGTTGTACGTACCCTCAATAACTGAAGGATCTAAGAGGTTACCTGTTGTATCAGAATAGGAATGGGATGCCGTAAAGCAACACAGCACCAATGCCAATACCCTTGAGTACGTCATTGCGTCTTGTCTCCTGTTCCTGTTCGGTAGGTTTTAACTCAGGATTAGCATCCCAAAGTTCCTTTGCCTCAGCACCAATCTTACCTTCATATGGGCATGGTGTTCCTGCCATTTCCATTGCATTAAAGACTCGTGCGTCACCACACATGACAGAGACTGCCGCAACTTTCATACCCATGTCGTAAAGAGTCTTGGATAGTTTGAGTCGTTCACAGTTTAGATCACGAACATTTCCACCACCAGAAAATCCCAAAATCTGAGTCTGGACTGCCGCAGAGAATCCTACGGTACAGACATCAGAGTTTGAGTTATTAATGCTTGGAGCAATAGCACTTGGAGGAGGCGATTCAACTTTCTGAGTCACATCACTCTTATTGGTGTTGGTGTTGCTACTCGTGTTGTTGTTCGTATTATTATTGGTGTTACTGTTAGTGTTGGTATTTGTGCTAGTGCTCGTAGAATTAATAGTATCATTATTGGTAGACGTGCTTGTAGACGTGGACGTATTTGTATTTACGTTTGTATTAGTGTTATTATTGGTACTACTACTCGTAACATTACTTGTACTGTTCACGGTACTATTATTGGTGTTCGTGTTATCAGTAGTCGTATTGTTATTAGTAGTAATTGTACTTGTGGAAGTCGATTCAGTGACGATGGTTTCTGCCAACGCTGATGATGTAAGCATAACAAGGAGTATTGCAGTAACTGCGTTACGCATGATTATTTCTCTCCTGTTGGGAATACAACTTTTGGTTGCACTCCTATTTATAAATAAAAGTTGACACAACGGTCATTCCATGCTATTATCATACCATAATCGACAAATCTTAATAAAACTGTAAGGAAATTTAATGCTTGATCTGATGACGACACAAAAATTTTCAATCATGATTGAAGAGACTGTGAAGGATAAAAGATTGTCCTACATGGATGCTATCGTTTGGTGGTGTGAAAAAAATGAAATGGAAATCGAGGTTGCCGCAAAACTGTGCAATGGAGTCATCAAAGAGAAACTGAGATATGAAGCACAAGAGTTAAATTTTTTAGAAAAACCTAACAGGTTGCCTATTTGAGTGAAAGCATGAGTGGATTCGATTGTTATCAGACTTACCTTGCAGTGAGCAATCACTTCAAGCAGAAGTCCTATGATTTTTTTAAGTATCATGGAAAAATTGCCGTAAAACCTACCTCATACGAGATAAGGAAAGATAAATATTTTTTTGAGAAGGCATCGCGTAAGTTTCAGCGCGAGGACTTCATCAAATACCTCGTTGCCAACATCACGGATGGCACAACATGGATAGGAGAACTACTCACTGCCAAAAACGAAATCGCTTACAAGAAATGGCGTAAGCGCATTGAATCGCTTTCATATAACTTCAGAGAGGAAATATCACAATTATATGATACCGAGTCTGAATTTAATCATCTATTTGTGATTAAGGATGGTAGACACCCATTGCTTTTCAGACTCTATAGTAGGCGTAAGGTTTCGCTTGAGACTTTGGTTTTACTGGATGCTCTAGTGAACTTTACACGGGTGTGGGAGAAACAAGATGACATCATGCTGAAAGAACTCGTCGAGTTGATCAGAAAGTATCGTCCGTTTCTATATCACTTCACTAATGCTGACAACAACAAACTGAAACAAATAGTATTGGAGATATACTCATGATCAAAGAAGCACTATCAAACTTAGGGGATGTTCGGAGTCGTATGTTTAGAGAACTTAGAAAAAACCTCAACTGCGAACTATTCGATATGCAGAATCAAATGAGTGAACTCAAAAAGGAGAATACAGAACTCAAGAAGCGAATCAAAGAACTTGAAGTCAATTGGGCATATGCTGTTGCTCAAGTAAAAACAAAAGAACGCTCTGAGAAAGAATTTAGTTAATATAAATAAAAAGGGTTGACACCATCCCCAAATTGGTGTAATATATACAGACTATATTATGAAATACGTGGACACGAAACATACAACGCAATACAAGGAAAATACGATATGGCAAATTCATTCGCATCCCTCAAGAAGTCACGCAACGCATCGCTTGACAAACTCCTCCAAGAAACTGCTAAGTTGACCGAAGGTGGACAGCAACAGTCCAATGGTCCAGACGAACGCATCTGGAAACCAACAGTCGATAAAGCAGGTAACGGTTATGCCGTTATTCGTTTTCTTCCAGAACCAAAGGGCGAAGACTTGCCTTGGGTTCGTGTATTCGATCACGGGTTTCAAGGACCTGGTGGTTGGTACATCGAAAACTCTTTGACTACTATCGGTCAGAAAGACCCTGTGTCAGAGTTCAACTCTGAACTGTGGAACAACGGCACCGATGCAGGTAAAGAGCAAGCACGTAAGCAAAAGCGTCGCTTGAAATATTTCTCAAACATCGTGGTTATTAAAGACCCATCGAATCCTCAGAACGAGGGTAAGGTGTTCTTGTACCAGTTCGGTAAGAAGATTTGGGACAAGATCAACGATCTTATGCAACCAGAGTTTGAGGATGAAACACCAGTAAATCCATTTGATTTCTGGGAAGGCGCAGACTTCAAGTTGAAGATTCGTAATGTGGAAGGTTATCGTAACTACGATAAGTCTGAGTTCGACACACCATCAGCATTGTTCGATGGTGATGACGATCAACTTGAAAAGGCATATGAGTCACTGTACTCATTGCAAGATCTGGTATCACCAGACAAGTTCAAGTCTTACGACGAACTCAAGCAAAAACTCGACAAGGTGTTGGGTTTGAGCGTGGCACCTCGTCCTGCATATGAGGACGTGGAAGATGTGACTCCTGCTCCTGCTCCAAAGGAAGCACCGCCAAAGGCAATTGCTTCTACTGCCACTGAAGACGATGATGATTTATCATTCTTTGAGCAGTTGGCAAACGACTAATTCTACAATGCCAATGTAGCAAGGGGGACGTAATGTCCCCCTTTTTTTATCCGTATGATCTAGGATAGTTGTCTATGTTTCCAGTTCTTTGGAACCTATGGACTTTCCTATCTCTACGCGCGCAGACGCAGGTGCCA